TATCTATTATGCGCACTTGAAGCGCACCTATAGAACGTGGCTGCGCTGGCTCCGTTCATGTCTGTTTAATCTTTACGCGCAGGCTTGAAACCTCCATTTGCTTCAATTACTTGGAGGTTGATTCTTATGTTTTGTCCTGTTTCTGCGCATGCGCGTTTGCTTGACTGGATGTGGCGGTATTCGATTTCGCCCGATGTTGCCGCTGTCGTGCTGGGTGTCAGCCGACGAACGGTCTATCGATGGTTGGCCAACGGACGGGCTCCGGTCCTGATTGCGCATTGTCTCGATCAGATTTACGACGGGCCGTGGATCGGATGCAGTCTGCGGCGCGGCACTTGGCATGCCTGCCGAGATAACCAGGTACGGCGATTGGTTCGGTCGGTGGTTGACGGCGGCAGCGTGCGCTTCGCGCACCGTGCTTCTCCGGATTCCGCTTCGCTCCAGCCGGCTGCGCCGGCCAAGCCCTCCAAATCACTCGCTGTTCCGCCGTCCCGGCGTCCGGGGAATGATCCCCGTACCCCTCAGCGGGTGGAGATCAATGATCGCTGTCTGTCCGGTCACGGTACCACGGTGCTCGGGGCCTCAATGACCGTTCGACGCCCGACATCGCGGCCGTTTGATAACTCAGTGTTTACGCGCTCAATCGAAGCTGGGGTCGGCCGACGAACGATCATTGACCCCCCTCCGACTCCGTCATGGGTGGAGGTCCAGACAGCGTTCATTCCGGGCGCTGCGGATCGGAGGGTTACACGATGAACGATATCGATACGGTCGAGGATTTGGGTGCGGCAGCGACGGCACTGGATGCGTTGGCGCGAGGCGCACGGCCGAGCGCGGTGCATGCGTTCCCGGGTTATCAGGCTATCGAGTGGTGGATTGACAGCGTGCCGCAGGAACATCGGCGCGACTTGCTGGACGCTGCGGCCGGCTTGAAAAGCCTGGCGCTCGGCGAGCCGTTGGAACTCGACCAGGACGGCCGCGAACGTGCGGGACGCCTGGCGGAGTTGGTGCGCCGAATCGCAGAGGATATCGAGGCGTATGTGCTCTGAGAACGAAGGCCCCCTCGGGGGCCTTTTTTTCGTTTGAGCCAGTGCATCACGCCGTGGGCGTGATCGGAACGGGCTGCGTCGCATTGGGATCGAAGAACTGCGCTTTGATGGCGTCGACGTTGGGCAGGTTCTTGACCTTCCACCGCACAATTTTGACCCCTGCTGCGGTCAATGCTCGATCCTTGTCGGCGTCTTGCTGCTTGCGCTTGGCTCGATCGTGCGTGGCGTCGTCGAGCTCGATTGCAGCAAGGATCGAGAAGTCTTTCGCGCAGATCAGATAGTCAACGCTTTTTCGGTCGATCCGATTGCGCCACGTCGTGCGCTGCTTTGCATCGACGCCCTGCACTTCGATGAAGCTGGACAGGTTGACTTGCGCCAATACGACGTAATCCGGGAACGCTTCAAGCAGGCGGAAATAAAGCGTTTGCTCTGGGTCTGTCAATGGCCATTTAGACCGGTATGGCCATGCGATCGAATCGGTGATCGGCGGCCTTGAGCGTCGAGAAAGCAGAAAAACAGCGATGCCGGCAACGGCAACCGCAAGAATCATCCAGGTGCTCACGACGACTCCTATCGTCTGAGTGATGAATGATTGTGCCGAATCATTCCGCGTGCCGCTGGCGATCGATGGCCTCAAGCCCGTGTCAACGCGTGCTACGCACCCGATGAACGAGCTTGACCCCCTCGCCCTGCCCGCTGCCTTTGGCGCCCGTACCCGACTGCCGGGGGTCGCTCGTCCCGGTCGGGACGATGCGCCCACCGATCAGCGGGACGGGGCCAGCGCGTCAATGCGTGCCCATAGGCCGAATTGACAAGACGCGAACCCGCCCAAGGGCGTCGGTCTGAACCAAAGCATCGAATCCGTTCCGACAGTGCATAAAGACAGGATTGATGACGTCTTGAGACTGTCGAAAACATTCTTCCTTCGACTTGGGGGGGACTCTCACCCATTGAGGCCCGGCAGGAAGGCCCTGGCCAGTCAGAAAACCCGCAGCTGCAGCGGGAATGTCGATCAGGCCGCGCAGCATCGACTCCCGCGCAGCATCAGCAAGCTCGCCAGCAAACGAGCGGACCGGAAGGATAAGAACGAGCACAACGAAGATTCGGAACATGAGACGCCCCCACGCCTAGACGAAACTTACTATGCCGAGGGACATGAATTGAGGCAAATAAGCCGACCGCGTAGCGACGGCGCGCGCTGCGCGCCCTCGCTTCGCCGTCGCTACGCGGTCGGCATCGAGGACGTGATCGAAGAAGGCTCAGGCTTGTAACGCGGTACCTCAGGCGGTTGCGGGCCGCTCATTTCGGTAACGACCTGACCGTCTACCGTGCACTGCCAGCCATTCCAGCGCATCAGCCGACACGCGGACAGCGGGTAGCGGAATTCCCCGTCCCGACCGTAGACCAGGGCGTACGAACTCGCGCCACGCTGAAAGACACCTACAAGCCGATAGCTCTGACTCATGACAGTAACAGTCGGCCCAGCAGCCCGACGCACTTCACGACTAACACGAACAGGGCCGCCCGCAGCAACCATCTGGGAAACCGCAGCCGCCGCGGCTTCTTCGGTTCGCTGGTGGTCTGCGCTCGATCCACTGATTGCGCCGTAACTGCGCGTCTCGAAACCGAGCGCTTTGGCGATTGGCGTCGGGAGTCCCGCCACGAACATAAGAGCAACCGCACCCACAGCCACAGCTCCAAGCAATAAAACACGAGGATTCGCAAATATCGAAATGCCGGCGCGGGTGTCAGAAACAGCGCCCGTCGCAGTGGATGCATAGCACTTAAATACCCATGACTTGATGCGTCGCTCACGGGATTGAAAGACTTGACTTGGGGTTCCATTATCTTGCGCCGAGTGGAAATATTGACGGAACTTGCCCCGGCCGATAGCGCCGTGAATAGCAAGGTTCTTGTGCTTGTAGGCGGTTTCACAAGACGCGCGAATCTCCGGCCGAACGCGCTTGATATTGATCGTGCAAAAGGTCATGTCCCAATTGCCATGCCGATGCTGCTCGAACGCCTCGTACAGCCCATGCGGAATGCCGTTGTCCCCTATGACGCGCGGCTGATCGTCAGGGATCGATAACTCCGCAATCTCCGCCCTAGACCATTCAGGTGGATAGACGATCTGGACCTCGTCCATGACGACATAAGCGCCAACCGGCGCCCAGTGCCACCACTTGCGTAGGCGCTCGATCTCGTCAGGGCGATCATTGCGCAGCGAGACCACATTGAACGACAGCGGCACTTCGCCAGGAACGTGCTCGCGAATCAAATCTTCGCGCAGCCCCCGAATATTGGTGATCAGCGTTCGACCTTCCCTCGCGCAAACAGACACGTCATCCATCACGGCCGAGCTGGTCTTATAGCTGCCGGGCGCACCCCAATAGATTTTTACTGACATCGCTATGCCCCCGGGACGAAGCGCAGCACGAACTTCGTGACCACGGCGTTGATGATGATGTTGAGCGCTTGCGGAATTCCCAAGAACGTGAGAAAGGCCAGCGCGTCGCCGGGAATGGCGTTCCACGCCGATGCGAGAGCGCCGAACACGTTGAGGTCTTGGAGCAACCCTTTCGCAAGCGTCCAGCCGCGCTTAAGGGCCGACAGCTTGACCTCATACCACCATGTCACTGCTTTCTTCACGGCCCAGTTGAGCGCGCGGCCCATCGGTCCCTGTTCGCCCTCCGACCACGAGTTGAACCACCCCGCCATCCACTGCGACGCATCCCGAGCCGCTGCGTCGTATGGGCCGGGCTTCGACAACTCGTCTTCGCCAGCCGTCGGCGTCGATTCGGTAAAGCCACTTTCGCCAGTGCACCCATAGATGCCGTTGACGTAGCCGCAACCGGGCGGAGTATCGTCCATGCAAATCACTTCACCGTTGACCATCCCACACCCGGAGTCAGTGGTGCAGACCTCTTGACCATTGACGGTTCCACAGGTCGCCGACGCAAAGCCAGGGACGAATACAGCGGCGAGGAAAAGGATTCGAATTCGCATAACGCCTCACAGAAAAATAATGACCAACGCGAGAAAACACGCGCCAGCAATCACGACTGTGGCGACGACGGAAAGCTGTTCTTCGTACGGCGTCATGCAAAACGGAATTTCGTGGCCGAAAAACTCGAAGGATGTGCAAGGAAGCTCAGCCGACCCGCTGTTCAGCGCATCGCCTTTCATCGCTGATAGCTCGGCACGAATCAGCTCAAGCTGATCGTCAATTGCTTGCTGCTTCGCCGGAATTTCCGATGCCGGGTCGCTATAACCTCCGCCCGACTTGGGCGACGTAAAACCACAGTCCTCGCCCTCAGGACATGAGCCGCCGCCGCCATCGCCGCACTCGTCATCTGGCGTCTCGGGATCATCGACGCACTCGCACGATTCGGTTTCCGGATCGCAATCCCCGTCGCCATCGCCCTCGCCGTCGCATTCTTCGGTTCCAGGATCGCAATCCCCTTCACCGCCGCCGTTAGTCGTGCTATTGCCTGCGGTACCGGGCGCCCAGTAATCGGCCGAAGTCTCACCATCACCTGTACCCAATACGCCATCTAAGCCGGTCGAACCCACGGCAAGATCAGGCGGCGCTTTTTCGCCTTCCGTTCCGGTATCCGGTGCCGGAGGCGCGTCGATATCGGGCTTGCCGAGTTCGGAGCCGTTCGGATTCTTGACCAGGTCAACACCGTCGGCCAAGCATTCATCAGGACCACACACGCCGCCCGCCGACGATTCGCAAATCTTCTCGCCCTCGATAACGATGCACGCGGGATCGGACGAGAGGCAGACATCTAACCCGGCGACAATTTCGCACCCGAAAACCTCATCCGGACCTAGACCCGATGCACCTGGCCCGGTCGGCGGTGACTCTTGCTCCAGCTCGCAAAACGCGTTTGTGACTTCGTAGTAATACGGGACCGACGTTGCGCCGGAGGCACTGAACACGAGGCCGCCGCCCTTGAGCGTGACCTCGCAAGTCTGGTAGCAAAAGGTGTCGTTCTGCGACACCGTGAGGTCGCCGCCCTCGCCGAGGATGAACGCGCCTCCAGTGAACTGTTCACCGACTTCGTACTCGCAGAACGGCTGCTCGACGCACTCAACAGTCACATTGCCATAAGGAGTCGATCCGCCATACGCCGGGGAAGAATAACCATAGAGATTGGCAGAACCCACCGACGCAGACCAATTAAAAGCCGACAATTCCAGATAAGGCCGTGACGCTCCGCCCGGGTCCGCAGCGAGAATAAACGAGAGAACACCCGACCAATCCATAACACCCGAAGGACTGTCGCCGTTGAGATTCACCGTGTATTGCTCAACCAAACCTCCAGCACACGACGCCGGCACAGGATCAGAAATCCACTGCGCCGCCAACGCTGACAGCGAAAAGGCGGCGAGGATCAACCCCGCCGCCGCCCGGAAAATTACGTTGCGCACCGCATTCCCCCGGTTAGTTCCTGCTGCCGGCTTGGACGCCGAGCACAAACGACAGCCCCCAAATCATGCCGATCAGCAAGGAGAGCACGGCTTAGCCCTTGCGGAGCATGCCGAAGACGATGCCGGCGACGGCCACCAGCGCCACGATGCCGCAGACCAGCGCCGCGACACTGGTCACGTCGGTCGTACCGGCCGTCAACGCGTCAGTCGCAGCGGTCACGATGGCCGAATCCTGAGCAAAGGCCCAGCTCGGAGCGATGACCGCCGCAACCGGCGCGGTGTACTTGATGAGATTGCGACACTTCATGTTGAAAACTCCTGATCATTTAACTCGAACAACCCGATAGACGGCCCCAGAGCACACACCAATCACCCAGAACAAAACGGTTGCGCCCAGCGACCACTGAACAACCTCCCAATCCGGGTCGGTGGCGAACGGATTACGCAGCATTTCGAACTCGGTGCTATCAAGCACCAGTAGGCCGGCACAGTTCGGAGCAATGTCCGACGACTGGACCAAGACGCCTGAAATTTCATCGATATCCACGCATTCCGCCGACCACGACACGGCGGGCAACATGGCCAGGAACAACAGCGCCAAAACGACCCCTAGCCTTTGCATCGTCATGGCGTGAATTACTTGGCGGCCTGCAAACGCGGGGCGTCTGTCTTGGCTGGCACCAACGCAAGATTGCGGCGCTGCTCAAACTTGCCGTTCTTGACGTAGAAGCTCTGCGCTTCGATCTGGTAGACGCCGGGCGGGTAGTCCGCCTGATCGTTTTCGAGCGAGACCTGCACCGCGAGCACTTCGCCATTCGGCTGCGAAAAGAGGCCGACCTGTTCGCGGAACGTGAACTGCTTGCCGTCACTGCGGCGCGTGATGTTGCGCAGCACTGACGGACCTTTGATTTCCAATTGCATGACAAAAACTCCTATGCCGCAGCGAGTAGAGAAGTTCCGTGCGCCCACTGCGGCGAGGACACTGGAACCGGTTGAATAACCTTGTTGAGGCTGACCACGCGCGGGCGGTGCTCGGCGTTGTAGGTCTGGCCAATATCGATGCCGAAGTTCAGCAATTCTTTGCGGTGGCGCTTCCAGGTCGACGGCGTGAGCCATGCGCGAAGATCGCGGCCGGTCTCCCACTGCATGTAGGTTTTCTGCAGCTTCTTCGGAAGCGCTCGTAGAACATCGGGCGTGAGCGGAACTTGGCCGCTGATCTTGAGATTGGACATAGCTGCGTCCCATTGAATGCCGGCTGTATCGGTGTGCCAGCGGTTACCGTTTCGGAGTCCGAGCCGGTCGAGGGCTCTTGCGTGGAACTCCACTTCGATGCGGACCTTGCCGATTGCAAAGTCGCAGAGCTTTTCCCGTTCAGGGATCAATTCGGGCAGCCTGTGCGAGCGCGGGCCTGCTACGGCTTCGCCGTGCTTGTCGTAGGCTTTGACGACGGTGTTTCTACTGCCGCGCTTGCCCCAGGTGATGGTGCCGGCTTGGATCAGGCCCCTGCCCCGGTTGACGTAGGTCGACTGATGCGCGAGCGCTGACAGCACGTCGCGAACCTCATGCGGGCCGCCTACGTCGAGCATCATTGCGACGTCGACGCGATCGAGCTCGTATTCGCCGCGCTCCCACCGTGCATAAGTCACGTCGTCGACGATGACGCCCGCAGCCTCGAGGACGGCGCGGAAGAACAGCGGCGCAAGCGCCGGCAGGTTGTCGGTGCCGAACAGGTTGTGACCTTGCAGGAATTTCGCCGGGTTGCCGCTGATCCAGACTTCACGCTTTTGGCAGTCGCGGGCGGCTGCTTCGGTGCGGAAGTAGGTCTGGCAGACGCTCGAGGATTCCCACGAGCCGGCAAGCTGGCGGAAGCTGTCGCGCTTGCGGACGAGGACGGCATCCTCGTCGAACCACATGCAAGCACCGCCGAAAATTGGCTCGGAGTGGTACATGGGGACCTTGGCGGTGATCCAGTCGATCACCGATCTGATCCCGGTTCTGAGGACGCGAAAGGGTCAAATTGAGCCAAAAGTCCAGTGTTACTATGGGACTTTCCGCCGTTGTCAGGAATGATTCGCGTTTGGCGGAAAAGCCTGGCACGGCGACGATAAGCACGCCAGTCCGACACCTCATAGCCAACCATGAACACCGCCGGAATCGTCAGCGCGACGCCGACGATGCCGCCCAGGATCGCGTCGATCATCACAGCACCCCCAGAACGCGCAGGATGCTTAGGACGGCGCCAGCGGCGAAAATCCATAGCCGGACATCACGGAGAGCGCGCAGGGCCCTGTAGGCGCGTTTGCGGGCGTCGGGCTTCACTTGCCACCCGCGTTTGCGGCGTCATCCGCATAGCTCTGAGCACTGACGGCGTCATCGTAGACCTCGGAAACGTCCGGCCAGTCCTCAGAACCTTCAACGTTTTCAGCGGCATCATCGAATACCGCTTGCAGATCCTCGTAGAACTTCCGACAGATCCTCGCGACCTTCGTGTCAAGCCGCTTGCGATCGCCGGGCTTCACAGCGGGAGGTCCAACGGCAATTGCGCGAGCCCGTCCGGCCGACAGTGCAGCTGCCAGAGGTCGCGAATGCGTTCGGGGAGAGCGTTCCAGGCGCGGACCGGATCGGCGGCGACTCGGCGGGCGCGCTCAACACGGCCAGCGACGGAAGAACGCACAAGGGCGGCCCGGTAAGGAGATTCGCCGTCTATTGCAGCGGCGATACCCAGCCGCCTTTCGGCATCCCGCGCCGCTGACGCTACGGTCAGGCGCGCCCATTGGTCGATTGCACAGCTCATTGCAGACCCCCGTCTTACGCCGGCTCCTACCGGCAGGGGGGAATTTGCTGCAAGCACTTGCAACGTTGCAATACCTTGCAACTGGCAGACCTTGCAGTACCGACGTAGGATCGAGCCCGGTCAGACGCGGGGGTAACTTGAAATGTCTTACGCCGTACAACTAATGGACGCTGCGAAAGCGTCAGCAGGCCTCAGCTCAGACTACGCGCTCGCTAAAGCGTTGAACTGTCAACCTTCGAGAGTTTGCAATTACCGAAACGGGCGGAGCACCCCAGACGACGAGGCCGCTATACGTCTCGCCGAAATGGCGAAAATTCCACCACTTGAAGCAATTGCGAAAATTAACGCAGAACGAGCACGAACTGCAGAAATGAGGCTGTGGTGGGAAAAGATCGCCCGAGGCGCCGCCGCCGCCTGTGTCATGTTGGCAATCGCGATCGCGGGTGCAATGCCCGGAAACGCTGATGCCACAACGGTTTCAAGCCATGCACAAAAGCAGACTCTTTCGCCGTCTATCTATTATGCGCA